AAAAAATACTAGCCGTTAGCTAGTTCACTACGAGAAAAAGAGCCTTCGCTCAATTTCTTGATTTCTAATTATTTTGTTTTCCTAGTTCATAGGCCTCTTTTAACATTTCTTTTAATGACCATACTGAAACTTCTAAAAAGTCTTCTGAATCATTGTTTCTTTTTTCTAAGTCTCCTCTTTCTACTATTTCATAGGAATGTTTCTTGGCAATTTCTAAAAGTGCTTTATCCCTTTTTTCATTAATTCTTTTGGTGGCCTCTAAAAAGCATTGTCTTTTCAATTCTTGGTTTGTCATTTATCTCACTCCTCTTTTCTTATTCTTTTGGAGATTATCTATAAAGTCATCAAACCACCTTGCTCCAATCTCAAGCCTTATAATTGGAAGTCTTCCTAACTTGTTGTACTTTAAACTTACTATCCTTAAGTCTTCAGGAAGATCGCTTTCGTAAAATTCGTTAATTGTTTTTCCCATTGTGATATAAATTGTGTCATCTTCAAGGTAGTCTTTTAAATAATCTTGGAAAGCTAAGTCTCCATTTTCTCCTTCATAAAGTCCAAGCATTGTAATTGCTGAAGAGTCGATTAACTCATTTAAATCTTCCTGTGTTTTCATATATTTGTATGCCATATTTTTTCTCCTTATCTTTTTTTGTATGTACATATAACCGTACTGTCAAAAATAAGTCAAGTTAATTAAAGGATATAATGGCTATATTTCAACCTTTAATCGATATTTTTTCTATTCTATCAACCCTGAAAATTACATTTAAAGTTGAACCATTATCCCATTTTACTAGGATTGATCCAATAGCATCCACCCCATAAACTGTGCCTAAAGTTCCAACTGGAGGTGCTTGGTCATCTTCCATTTGGATTAGTTTTACTCTTGTACCTACTGGATACGTCTCTTTTAATTTTTGTATAATTTCCCTTGAAATCATCTAATCACCTCACATACATATATCACTCAATCTAAGATTTATATCAAGTCTTATTTGCTATATTTATAAGTCTTTTAAAAATATATACTGCACAAGGAAGAGCAATTCCATTGCCCCACATTTTATATTCTGCAGAATCAGTATGAGGATTTTTAAGCCATTTTAATATCTGCTTATCTGTTTTCTTCTTTTTAAGACCTTTTATTTCAGCATCCTTATCAAAAACTTCTTTCCAAAAGACCAAGTCTTCGTCTGTTGGATTTTCTATTTCTAAGTTATCACACCAGTAATCTGGGAATCCTTGTAGTCTTCCACATTCTTTTGGTGTTAGTCTTCTTACAAGTTTCTGATTTACAAGCGGTGGCTCTTTATAATCAGTAGCAACTAAAGAAGACGATATATTCTTGTCTGCTTTTGTAAAATGAGAATTCTTGCTCATGGTGTAGATATCCTCAACTATTGCAACTCCACCTTGATTTCTTGTAGGAGTATTCCCAGACGTGTCAATTGTTCTTGAAACATCACACTCGTAAATATTATGTCTTTCATTTTTAGTGTTTTCTGAAGTTTGTCTTATATCGTAGACTACAAATGGTTGGTTATTTCCACCTTGTCCTAAGTTTGATGCAAGTGTTTGTGTTTCTTTTAATGGTCCTTTATACCTTGAGTCTTGACTGTGATTTTCAAAAACGAATGGTGCAATTCCTCCACTTGCTCTCAAGGTTCCACTTTCATCAGAATAAAAGTCCATCCTTTCTCCACCTTGGTCATTTAAACAGATTGTTTTATTAAAGCTTTCTTTAATGGCTCTGGTATTTCTTTTTCCTTTCTCGCAGCCCTCTGAAGTATCCCCCGACAAGCTTTTTTGCTCAAATAATATTTCTCTGGAACTTCCTCCATCAAGATCTGCGACAAGGAAGATTCTTCTCCTTCGTTGGGGCACTCCGAAGTATTTAGCATCAATGACTCTCCAAGCAAGGGAAAAATTGTCTCCCAGGATTTCTCCTGCTTTTTCCCATTTCTTAGGTCGAGTAAGTCTAACTGTAAAATCTTTAATTCTTGTAATTTCTTCAAGGACACATCTAAAGTCTTCTCCTTTGTTTGATGAAAAGGCTCCTGGCACATTTTCCCATAGTAGGTATCTTGGATACTTACCATTACTATTACACCTCATTTCTTTTATAACTCTAATTGCCTCATAAAAAAGGTTAGATTTTTCTCCTTCAAGCCCTGCCCTTTTACCAGCGATTGATAAATCTTGACATGGGCTGCCAAAGGTAATGATATCAACAGGTTCAATTCCAGACCCATCGATATCTTTTATATCTCCTAAATGTTTAACTTGAGCTAGATTTTTCTGTGTAACTCTTATTGGAAAAGGCTCAACTTCCGATGACCATATAGGTTTTATTCCACAAAAAATAGCAGCTAAAGGAAATCCTCCACTGCCGTCAAATAACGAACCTAGTGTTAGTTCTTTATTCATCTTCAATACCCCAGAAATCAAAAAATGCACTACTTGCTGCTAAATCAGCATATGGTGTGCATTTTTCAATAACCTTATTTTCTATCCATTTTGGAATAAAATCAACTTTATTATATTGTCCAAAACCACCAAACAAACACTTCATGGCAATATTTCTAGCTTTTACAGCATCATCAAATGTATCGTAGTAGCCCAAGTGAATATCTTTGCCACTAATTTTTATTCTTGCTCTAAACTTATTTCTTGGTTTATAGAAACTTACTCCAACAACTCCAGAAGTATTATTTTTTTGCAAGCCTTGATTTATTTGATTCTGCTGATGAGTGCAATACCTTATATTACAGGTTCTATTATCTAGAGTATCCAAGTTAATGTGATCTATCTCAAAACCATCTATGTGAGGAAATAAATAATCATGTAGGACTCTACCTTTTGAATCCATCATGTACATATTTTCATAGCCTTGCCTACAATAATAGAAATTTACATTTTTTATTTCATTAACTCTATTTGCATCTAGTTTGAAAATTACACCGTCTTCAGTTTCTCCTAAAGCAATACCAGAGTCTTCAGATAAATAATATTTTATGTTACTCATCTTTTAGAACCTCCGAATACTTGTATTCTTTACCTTCTCTTAGAAGTTTTATCTCATCATCACTACCAACTAGATTTAAATATCTTTTTACTGCTACATCAACAAATTTAGGTTCTATTTCTATTCCATAGCAGATTCGATTAAGCTCCTCACAGGCAATTAATGTAGATGCACTTCCTAAAAATCCATCAAGGACTAAGCCATTTGTTTGAGTTGATTGCTTTATTAAATAAGCAATAAGTGGTACTGGTTTTGATGATGGATGACCACATCCTTCTTTTTCAGAATCTTTAATTCCATCAAATTCAAAGACTGCTGTTTGCTTTTGATCTCCATACCAGTTATGTTTTCCATCTTTTCTCCAACCAAAGATAATAGGTTCCATATTAAATTTCCAATCTGTTCTCATGAAAGGAGCTCTTGGTTTTTTCCAAATAAGCCCTGCACCAACTTTAAAGCCTGCATCTTCAAAAGCATCATAGAAAACTCTAGCTTTCATTGTTGCATAGAATTCATAAATAGATGCATCTTTGGCCATTGCGTCTTTAAAGTTTGTAAAGACCTTCATTAAAAATTCATAGGCTTCCTTATCATTAAGATTGTCATTTTTAATCGTTCCCGATTTATTTTTCAAATCTACAAAATATGGTGCATCGGTACATACTAAGTTGACCTTAGTTTCACCTAGTAACTTTTCAAAAGTATCCCATAGAGTAGAATCTCCACAGATAACTTTATGTCGACCTAGAGTCCAAATATCTCCAGTCTTTGAAAAAGTAGGCTTTTTTAGTTCTTCTTCAACATCAAAGTCATCTTCTTCAGCCTCTACACCAAGGTCAAAAAGACTTGATAACTCATCTGGTGAAAAACCAGTAAGTTCTACATTAAAACCATAATCTTCTAGAGATTCAATTTCTACTCTTAATAGTTCTTCATCCCATCCAGCATCAAGAGCCATTCTGTTATCAGCTAAGATATAGGCTTTCTTCTGTGCCTCGTTTAGATGGTCTGCAAAGACACAAGGTACTTCTTTTATCCCTTCTTCCTTTGCCGCCATAATTCTTCCATGACCAGCAATAACTCCATAGTCTTTATCAATAATAACTGGATTGATGAAACCAAACTCTCTAATTGATGAGCGTAGTTTATTAATCTGCTCTTGCGAATGAGTTCTTGCATTATTTACATAGGGAACAAGTTTTTCGATATCCACTAATTTCATTTCTTTTGTTGTAATCATATTAGCCCCCACTTTGCAAATTCTTCAAAACCACCAATAGAGTTAATGTAGTTTCTAGCAATTTCTACAATTTCTGAATATGGTCTACCATCAACAGTTTCATCCCCGATTGCACAGGATAATTCAATCTCTCTTTTTTCTTCTTGTGCCTTTAGGTGGGCATAAATATTAATTGATACATCAGCCTTGGATAGGTCTTTACCATGAAGACCCCCACCAGTTACTGCTCTTCCCATATCAGAACCGAGTTTTCTATTAGTTGCTCCTGTATCGACATTAAACCCTCCAGTCCAATCTCCTAATGGATTTACAATTGCTCTTGGATAAATCGATTTTAAAATTTTTGTAGATACATTTGATTGGCAAATAATAAGTTTATCCCCATCAAGAATGTATTTCCCATCGTAGGGATAATTAGAATAGATTTCACGAGCAATTAAAGATAGTTTCTTTTCTTCGTCTGAAGTAGGTACTCCCTTAAAGATTCCATTATCACCACATCTTATCTTTTCTTTTTGATTATTTAATAGATGAATATCCTGTTCTACGATTTTAGTATCTACTACGACATCTCCAGCTATCCTCTTAATTGCTGATCCAATTTCTTTTTTATTTAACTTACAATCCGTTTCTATAATCACATGGCAATTTCCATGCCCCAGCAAAACTTCAACTGCTATTTTAGGATTGTCTTTTTCTTTATATGCTAAATCTACAATTGCACCAGCAATGCAATCTGCCTGTTTGTCAGGGTGCTTTGGATTTACTTTTTCAAACATTTAATCACCTTACTTTCTACTCCTTAGTAATTTTTCCATCATATCTTCCCCATAGTCTTCATAAACTTCTGTGCAGTTTTCTTTAACTATGTCATAAATCTCGTACCATAAAAGGTTGGCTGTCTTTTGAAACTGGCTAGACATCTGTACAAATGGAGATGCAATAACTCCTCCAGTAGTAGGATGCTTTCCTAATAGTCCAAATTGACTTATTGCCTCTTCACATTGGATGTATCTTGCAAAAGCCTGGGAATAGGATTCTAATAATCTTGGATTTACCAAATTCTCACAGTTTCTCTGTTTTAACCAACCCCAAGTCTCTTTGTATATTTCATCAGCACCGAGTGGTATTCCATTCTTTTGTTTTGCAGATAGATAATCACTAGGTGTTGGCATATCTGTTCCATCAAGAACTGCTCCGTCTGGTAAGTCAACCGCATCTATTTCTTCTGGAGTGAATGTAGGAATATCGTTCATTAAAATTTCTACTTTTTTACCTTTTTCTATTTTTTCAGCAGCAGGCTGTGGTTTCCCGCCTGCTTTTACTCTTCTTCCTCCTCTGTATGTTCCGTCTTTAGCGATATTATCACCTCCTAATTCATCATCTTCTTTAATAGGGCCTTTGAACCCGTTTTTTTGTGCGTGAGAGGGCGGCACCGTTGGTAGGGAAATCAGCTTTTAAGATAACGACTCCCCCTCCCTCAAAACTTTTCTCGTCCAAATCTATCTCCACGCTCAGCATGAATCTTTGAGTGACAAGATTTACAAAGACTCATAAGATTGTCCTCATCATTAGTTCCACCACGAGAAAGAGGAAGTATGTGATGTACCTTCGTCATTTTATTTTCTTTTAAACACATCTCACAAAGTGGATGCTCTGCTACATATATTTTTCTTATAAGTCTCCACGCTTTTCCATATCTCTTATGAGTTCTAGGATCTCGTTTATATTTTTCATAGTTTTTGTTGTATTCTTTCTCATGTTCTTTACAGAATCGTCCATCAACTAATTCAGGACAACCTGGATGCGAACATGGTCTCTTAGGTTTTCTTGGCACTTTATCACTCCATAAAGAAAGCCCTGAAGATTAAATCTCCAAGGCTCTTTTAATTATTCTTTTGCTATTCTAACTATACTACAACTACATACTCTCATTCTATCAACTTTACTCTCCAATTGAAAACGAAAGTTTTTCGGGTGATGCATTTATGCGTCACCCGATTTTTTTATACTTCTATATTTTTCAAAGCCTTACTATGAAGTCTAAAGATATGCTGAATTGAGTAATTCATTTCAACAGCTATCTTCTCCCAAGATTCAAAACAAAGATATCTTTTTTCTAAAACGACTTGAAGTTCTTTATCTTCAATCTTTTTTATTGCTCTTACGATTTCTTTCTTTAAATCCACCAACTTATCTATGTCCCTATTAATTTCTTCTTGAAGGTCAATAATCTTAACAATAGTATCTTCAAGTTTTGATGGTCCTCTATTAGGACTCTTAGGCATATCGGATAAGGTTGATGTAGCTTTTGTAGCTAGTGCATTTAAACTTTCAACTTGCTCCAGCTTGCTATTAATTCTTTTATCTAAATAAAAAGCTTGTTTTAAATATTCTTTTGCATTCATTTCTTACCTCCATAAGTTTTGAGGTAAGTTCTCTATAGAACTCCTGCTCGTATATTAAGCTTATCAAATGTTCTTAGTGACATTCTATGACATTAACTCTCTAGATTTGCTTTCACTGCATCAATAAGTGCAGCTTGTGTCTTGTTCTTATTTTCTAACGCTTTCATTACATCTTCATCAATAGTTCCTTTTGCTATGATATGATGAATTACAACTGTTTCTTTCTGCCCTTGTCTATAAAGTCTGGCATTGGTTTGTTCATAAAGTTCTAAGGACCAAGTAAGAGAAAACCAAATAAGTGTTGAACCTCCAGCTTGTAAATTAAGTCCATGACCAGCAGATGCTGGATGGATAATGGCAACTGGAATTTTACCTTGATTCCATTCTTTAAAGTCCCCACTTGTCTTAAGTTCTTTTACATCAAACTTATCTTTTATTCTTTTTAAATCTGACTTATACCAATAGGCTATTAACACTGGTTTACCATTTGCACCCTCTATTAAATCTTCTAAAGCATCAAGCTTTCTATCGTGAATATGAATCATATTTTTATCTTCATCATAAACTGAGCCTGACGCCATTTGCAGTAATTTATTAGAAAGAGCTGCAGCATTGACTGCGTCTATATCTTTATCCTTAATACTAACAACCAAGTCTTTTTTTAGTGTCTCGTAGATATCTCTTTCTTTATCTGATAGATTTACAAAAACTTCATTGTTTATCTTCTTTGGCATTTTTAGATAGTCTTCAGCTTTCATAGAAACTGTGATATCTGATATCTTTTCATAGATTGCATCTTCAGCAAAAGGAAGCGGCTTATAGGAATAAATGATTGGTCCGTTTCTCTTATCTGGTTTGAAGTAGATTTCCCTGTACTGACCAATAAATCTTCCAAGTCTTTGACCCATATCAAGTAATCTAAACTCAGCCCATAAATCCATTAGGCCATTAGATGATGGAGTTCCAGTAAGACCAACTATTCTTTTCACCTTTGGTCTAACTTTCATCAAAGCTTTAAACCTCTTTGACCTATGAGATTTAAAGGATGATAGTTCGTCAATTACAATCATATCGTAGTTAAAGGACAGTTCGCTCTTATTTATTAGCCAATCTACATTTTCCCTATTGATCAGATAAATATCTGCTTGTTTATTTAATGCTTTTATTCTTTCTTTTTCACTTCCTATGACTACTGAACATTTTAAGATATCAAGGTGAGACCATTTTTCTATTTCCTCCTTCCATGTATCTCTAGCAACTCTTAATGGTGCTATGATTAGAACTTTAGAAATTTCAAAAGAATCAAAGAGTAAATCTTTTATAGCTGTTAGGCTTATAACCGTTTTGCCAAGACCCATGTCCAGTAGAAGTGCAGATTCCTTATTTTCTTTTATAAATTCAGTAGCATAGCTCTGATATTTATGTGGAGTGTATTCCAATTAGTCACCTCCGATTCTCTTTATTATTTCGTCAATGTTTTCTTTGGAATCAAGAACATAAACCTTAATACCTAAGTTTTTAAATTGTCTTATTCTCTTTTTCTGAATTGGTCTTGGTTCTCCTCCAGGTCTTTTTGTTTCTACAAATCCAACCTTTCCTTTAGGTAGAAGTATTATCCTATCTGGTATTCCTGTCATTGAAGGAGATGTAAACTTAAGACATAGACCCTTATTCTCTTTTACTCTTTTAACAAGGGCAGATTCAATCTC